CCGCCGATCGACCCACGATGAAAGACGTCGCCGCTGGAGGGCCGGGTGTAGCGCTGCTCGACCGCATTCCCATGGGCCAGCACCTCGATCATACCGGCCGCTCCGACCGGATAGTTGCTGCCATCCGTTGCGCCGGCGTCGAGCGGCTGGCGATAAAAGCCCGGCGTCACACATAGATTGAGGTCAGACCCCGAGGCTGCGAGCGAGTCGACGAACTGTTGCAGAACAGGCTTGCCCGTGACCTGGGCCCAATCGTGCGAGTGGATGGCGGGGGCTTTGCTGGCGGGGTCGAAGTTGCCTTCGAACCAGAGCTGCTGGATGCCCACGCGCGGTACGGTCTCGAAGGAAACCTGTCCCGTGGCGCGGATTATGGCGAACGGAATACCTAGATAGGTGCCGTCGTCAGCGAACCGCATAAACTCGAGCAGCGAGCCGTTGTTCGCCCCGCTCTCGGCCGAGCCATTCGCGCGGATGCGCCAGCGGGTATTGGCCCCGGTCCTGAAGTTGATCTCACGCCCCGTGCCGGCGTTGCCGATCAGATCGAGGCTGGGTCCGCTCGCCCGCGAAATAGCGAAGGCACCCGTGAAGGTCGCACCCGCTAAGCTGGCCTTCTCCGCAAGCGCGGTCGCCAACCCGGTGATCTTGGCCATGGCCAGATCGGGGATCCGCAGGACGTTGAAGATGCCCGTCGTCACATGGCCAGCGTCGTGGCTGTGCGCCGAGTCTGCCTTGCTGCCGAGCAGGGCCGTCAGCAGCACCTTGAGCCGCGACGGAGGGACAGCGACGTCGCCCCGAATTCCGGCGTCCACCTCGGCCTGATCGGCGATCTCGATGACACCCGGTCGATCGACCGTCGCCGGCGGATTGATGAAGTCCGTATCACCGAACTCGATCATGGCCGTCGTCAGGCTGGCCAGCACCACATCCACAGCGAGCAGCATGATCGACGCTGCGGACTTCTGGACGATCGGCGCCGCCTGGCCGTAGACAGCGAACAGCGTGCCGTCCGAAAGGATCAGGCCGAAGCCGCGCATGCTGTAGGACTGGATCGTTTCATCGCGGATCGTCAGGTGCAGGATGTCATCCGCGACGACGTCGCCGGCGAAGGTCGTCAGCCGCTTGAGCTCGCTTGGCAGCGCCGTCATGGACGCGAAGTTTGCGCCCGTCATATTGGCCGAAGTCAGGGCCACCTCGCTGATCGTCAGCGCATTGGTCCCGGTGTTCTGTGCATTGATCAGGGCAGCGCGCCCAACATTGGTGATGGTGATCGGCAATCCAGGCATCAGGCGGCCTCAAGCTGCAGGCGGTAGAAGTCCGCGGCGCGCGCGGCGGCGGCCAGGCCGAGACCGCCCTGGGCCGCGAGGCCCTGGGTGAAGGTGAAGTGGGCGCGAACGGGCTTGGTCCTGATCACCTCATCGATGACCTCCTCGACGAAGCGGGCCGTGGCGGGCTGACCGCCCTCCCCGTTCAGGGTCAGGACCAGATCGAAGGTGTACGGCTCGCCCGGAGGGTCCAGCTGCCACCATTCGCGCAAGGCAATCTGGCCGCCGAAGGCCGCAACGACCTGGCGCACCGAGGCGGCAGTGCCCTTCTTGCGCTGGATCTCGATGGCAGCCGCCACCACGTTGCGCTTGACGCTCTCGGACCAGGTTGGATTCCAGCTGTCGATCGACAGAGCATAGGCCAGCCAGGGCAGGAGCTCGATCGGGCAGGTGTCAGGCCGCCACAGATCCCGTAGCGGGACCGGCACGTCCTCCAGGCGGCGCGTCAGGCGCTCGAGCGCCAGCTCGAGCGCAGTGGAGTTCTCAGGCGCCAGGCACTGGCTGTCTCGGACCAGGGGCATGGCTATTCCCCGAGACCGGCATGGGTGACGTCGATCGACGTGCAGCGGGCCGCCTGGGTGCGAGTCACGACGACATTGGCGGCGGGTGACACCAGGTCGACATCCTGGACGCCTTCGGGCGACAGCGCGGCGATGATCCCGGAACGGGTGACGTCGCGGCCGAGGCGGAAACAAGCGGCCAGATAGGCATCGAGCCGGGCCAGGGCCTCCGCGATGACGACGGACGCATCCGGACCGGCGAAGGTGGTCAGGGTGGCCTCGACCTCGAAGGTGAGCACCTCGGCCGCGGCCACCGTGACCTGATCGGTCAAGGGGCGGACGTCTTCGGCAGAGACATAGGCATCGACGGTGTCCAGAAGGGCCTGGTCGGGCACGCCGTTGCCGAGGCGCGACAGAACGGTCACCAGAACCTCGCCCGGGGCCGGGCTGGTGGCACTGGCGTCCAGCACATCGCCGGAGGCGTCGAGCGCCTTGGACACATAGGCGCCTTCGGGACCGGCCACGGAATAGGCCTCGGGCGCCAGCAAGGCGCGCCGGCGCAGCGCATCATCATCTTCCATGACGGCAGGGGTCAGGCCGTCGACGGACTCCGGCACGATGACCAGCCGCTCCACACCCAGCAGAGCAACGAGGTGATCAAGGTCGGACCCGACGGCATAGGCAATCGTCACGGCGCGCGCCGCGTCGTTGACCCGTTGGCGCAGACCGAGCTCGCGATAGGCGAAAATCTGGATGATCTTGACCAGAGGCTCGGACGGCAGGGTCAGCACCTGGGCCATGGCGGCACCGGCCTCAGGGCTGTCCTCGGCCATGGCGTCGATCAGCAGCTGCTTGGCCTCAGCCACGATGGCGTCAAAGGACAGGGCCTCGACGACTTTCGGGAACGGCAGCTTGGACAGGTTGACGGCGGTCGAGCCGCTGGCCTGGCCGGCGAGGACGGACACGGACGGAAACCTCTAGGTCACAAGCGGGCCTCCGTTGTCACCGCCCGGGCGTCTCGATGGCGACCGGGGGGTGTTGTGCCGTGCGGTGCTGACAAATTACGCCCGGCTGTTTACCAGGCCTGCGAACGCTTGGAGGACGCTCTCAACAAGCTCTGCCATCTGCTTCAGCATCTCGACGATCGGTTCGCCCGCCAAGGGCCCACTTTCCGGGAAGTAGATCTCAACTCGCTCGATCCCTGGCTTGATGATCAGCTTATTCTCGTCCTGAGGATCACGGACAAAATCAACAAATATGCCCGCGTCGGAGTGCACCGCAATTAGCGCCGTGTGCTTGTCGGCATTGTTGAGGTCGTGAAGATCGCGCAGCAGGTTGTCACCTCCCCGATACGGCCTGAAGGAGCGAAGAAGCTCCACCGCGTCATCTCCCGCCTTGGAAAATTTCTGGCTGCTGATCCGGCCGGTTAGGGCCTCTTCAGAATCGGCGATCGGAAAATAAACGTCCTTGTTGCTGCGACCATTTCTCGTTGCGAGGTCAGAAGCCATCAAATCGAGCGCAGTGCGCAGATTGTGAACGACATCACCGACGATCACCCCGGGGAGTAGGCCGAGGTTAGCCCACTCTATGTCGAAGGTGTGCTTGCCATCAGATGAAGCGATAGGGGTTATGCGGGGGGGATTCTCATTGACGTGCGCCTTCACCAGCCGCTGCAGCTCAGCAATGAAGCCGTGCGCGCGCTCGACCTTCAAGTGGGAGGCTGGAAATGTCGGCTCTGCCATGACTGAAGTCCCCGACCCAAGAACGCATGGCGCCGCCGAAGGAGATCGGCGCATGCTGTTAAGCTTCCTGCCTACTCTGGCTGAGGTCGTTCGACTATAGAAGTTGGGAAGCGACGCCAGGCGACGCGAACGACTACCGCCCTGCCCTGCGGCCCCAGCCGAGGGCATCGCCGGCATGATCGATGAAGGCGTTGAGCAACATGGCCTCGTCGGACGGAGCGAAACCGATCAGCTGGCGCTGCGGATAGTCGATCTCGGGGCCGTCAGGGGCGACCTGGTCGCGTTCGCCGTAGTGGTGGACCCGGGCGAAGCGCGATGCGCGCGAGGTGAACTCGACCCAGGCGGACTCACTGTCTGCGCCCGCCTTGACCCAGCGACTGGAGCGCAGGCCGCGGAACATGGGGGCGGAACGCTGGCGCACCTTGCCCCGAACCCCACGGGCGCCAGCGGCGTCGATGGAGGTGTCAGCCTGCCCCTCGGGCGGAAGCCAGCGGATCACGCGAGACTTCTTGAAGGTGCGCAGGCCGTCGGCCTCCCGGTCGAAGCCGACCATCATCTGGCCTTGCTGGCGCCAGCTGCGCATATCGACCAGACGCGGCGGGCCGGACCCGCCAGATGGATAGAGGAAGCGGACGGGCCGGGTGGCGGGCTTGGCGGTGTGTCGGGGCTTGCGCTTGGGCCAGCTGGATCCATCGGGCGCGCGCTGGGCCGCCATGCGACGCTGCTGAACGCGACGGATGTCGCCGGACATCCGCCTGAGCAGCCGGGTGCGCGCCGGGGCCTCGAGCGCGGCCAGGCAGGCGGCGGCGATCTCGTGCAGCTGCGCCAGGTCCTCGGCCATCAGGTGACCTCGGGATGCTCTTCACAACGCGCGATCACCGCGTCGTCCAGATAGACGATGTGGAGCGGCGGGCCGTCTTCCAGGGCGAGGGGTTCGGGCGGCTCGAGATAGACGAGGTCATGGCCGCCGCCAGGGCGCGGTTCGAACCGGTAGGCCTCAGTCAGCCTGAGGTCGATGTGAATGTCGTATTTGTCCTCGTCGAGAAGCTCGAACGTCAGATCCATGCCGCGGGCCGTCGCCTCGGGGCTGGAGATCAGGTCATGTTGCCAGCGCTGGATCCAGAGCAGGAGCGGAACCGAGACCTCGGCCGGGTCGCCGGCGAAGTCCAGCATGGCGATCTCGAGCGTGTAGCGGTACTCGAACGCCTGGCCCGGCCGGGCCGAGGCGAACAGGCCCAGCTTGGTCGCCGCCATCTGCAGGCGGTAGGGATCCGTCTTGAGGCCATGGCGAGGGTCGAGGGCCGCGGTCAGGGCGGCGCGAATGGCGTGCGGCTTCTTCACGGCTCGACCCCGAGCGAGCGCAGCCACTCATCCTCGTCGGCATGTTCGCCGGCGTGGACATCTACGGCAGTCTGCCGGGCGATGTCGCACTGGACGAGGGCGACGGCCTGATCGACCAGCAGCTGCTCGAGGGTGTCAGCGGACAGCTTGCTCGGCAGCTCGAGCAGGCTGCACGGCTGGATCGCGCTTTCCGGCATCTCGCGCCGGGGCGGCGTCACCGTGACCGGCACAGACGGACGGGCGAAGGTCGCACAACCGCTGCCAGGAATCGCGCAAAGCAGCGCCATCGTCAGGAAGTGGGATCGTTTCATCGGCCTGGGCCTCACGTTGAAGGGCAAAGTCATGCGCGATCGCGTCGGCGGCCGCGCGATCTGCGGCACCGCGTTCGACCAGGCGCGTGGTGGCGCGGGCGCCAGTGGCCTCGGCGGAGCGGGCAGCGCTGTCCACGGTTGCGACCGCCGCCTTGCCTTCGGCCACCTCGGCACGTCGCTCCGTCGCGTTGAACGGATCCCAGCGAAAGCCCAGGCCGCCGAGGATCTGGACGCTGACCACGGCAAAGGCGATCGCGGCGACAGCGATCAGGGTCCAGTGGACCGGCGTGAAGCGGGCGAGATCAGGCATCAGCGTGCACCCTTGCGGGCGGTCCACCAGCTGGCGACGTCGAAGGTCGGGCAGGCCTTGACCCATTCGCCCGGCTCGACCTTGCCGTTGCCGTTGCGGTCGGGGGAGAGGTCGCGGTGTCCACAGACCCGGGCCGCGGGATGGCGCGCCGTCAGGGTGCCGAGCAGCTGCTCGAGGGCGGCATACTGCTCGCCGGTGAAGTTGGTCTCGGCCGACATGTCGGGCTTGACGCCGCCGACCAGACAGATGCCGAGGCTGTTCGCATTGTGGCCGGCCACGTGCGCGCCCATCACGGCGTCAGAGCGGCCCTTTTCGACCGAGCCGTCGCGGCGGATGACATAGTGATAGCCGACGTCGCGCCAGCCCTTGGCCTTGTGCATGGCGCGGATCTCGGCGACGCCGATGTCCCGGTTGGCGGGGGTGGCTGAGCAGTGGACGACCAGCAGGGCGATGCGCTTCATGATTCCGGCTCCTCGGGTTTGTCGAAGTCGACGTCGAGTTCGATGCCGCCTGCCTTGACGCCGAGACGGCCAGCGCGGCCGAAGGCCAGGGTGACCATGACCAGGGCGACGATGAAGGTGCTGGCCAGGCCCATCCAGGTGGCGCCCTGGATGCGTGCCAGCCAGACGTTTTCGGCCTCGGGAAAACGACCGTGCAGGAGCCAGGCCTGGACGTGCACGGCCAGCGCCGTGGCCACCATTCCGCCGCCGAGCATCAGGGCAAAGCGGATCATGGGCAGGGCCTTCAGCAGGCCGAACAGCTGACCGGGCTTGAGGCGGATCACGATGCGTCCCTCTCGAGGCGTTCACGGATCCAGCTGACGTCGCGCTGCACGGCGACCAGGTCGCCCTTAGCCAGGGGTTCCGTCCGGTGCTCGAGCGTCTTGAGCCGCTGCTCGCCCTGTGCACCGATGAAGACCCAGCCCGCGACCGTGATCGAGGCGGCCCAGAGGAAGGCGACCTTTGACCAGTTGATCGGGGGATTGATCGGAATGGGATGATGCGTGGTCATGTCAGTCCCACAGGTTGATTGTGGGCGGGGTCGCCGGCGTGGTGGCGGCCGCGGGAATGACCACGCGCTGCCCGGCCAGCAGGAAAGGCCCTTGGTCCGCTAGGTTGGGGTTGGCCGTCATGACCTGTTCGACAGCAGGCGAGCCCTTGCCCAGCGTGCGATAGACCAGGGCGTCCACGGTCTCGCCGGCTTCGGCCTCGACGCGAATTGCGGATGTGAGCCGGGCCATCAGAGCGCCTCGGCGATGACACGGGTGCGGCCGAGGAAGTCCCGGACAGCCCAGGTGACGTTGCGCGTATGGATGCAGATGTCGGCCGACAGCTCCTCGGCGCGATCGGCGCCGGCCGAGGTCAGGCGCGAGCCGATCTGACGTTCGGCCAGATCAGCGCCTACGACGGAATAGACGGCGCGATTGAAGCGCAGCACATAGTCGCTGACGCCGTCGATCTGCGTGCGTGCCGGCACGTCCTGCAGACTGGCGTGGCCCAGCTCGACCTGTTCCGCGCGCCAGTCGGCCAGCGCGGTCGCGATGTCCAGCATGGCCTGAGACACCGCATCCCGCAGGCGGCCGGCAGTGACATTGGTGTCGATCCGGATGGCCTCGCGCACGGCGGTGATGTTCATATTCGGCCACCAGCCGTCGAACACGACCGTATCCGCCTCCGGGGGCTCGACCGGGGGCGTGCCGTCAGTGTTTGGAGGATTGAAGACGATTCCGGACATGGCGTCCCAGAGGCGGAAAGATGGACCGGGCTACGGCGGTGGGGGACCGGCGCGACGATCGGCGGATTGGGACGCCGTCGTCTGCCGGTCCCGCCGCCGAGCGCCGGGGGGCGAAGGTGTCAGCCGCCTTGGCCGTCCTGTTCGGACGTTTCGGCAGCCGGAGGCTGTGTGTCGGCTTCGGCACCGGCCTTTTTCAGGGCGCGCTGCAGCTTCTCGATGTCCTTCTTGACGCCGACGCGCTCGTTGAGCTCGAGCGCGCGCATGTAGCAGCGCAGCGCCTGGCCCTGACGCGCGGTCAGATCCTCGGCATCGTCATCCCTGGCGCCGGCCAGAACCGCCAGGCCGAGCGCCCGGTGCAGCTTGGCCGTGATCTCGTCGTGGATGTCGGCGTCGACCAGCTCGATCAGATCCTCGAGCTCGGGCAGGACCGCCGCGGGGAAGCCGCGGGCGGCGTCCTCGCCGGTCTCATAGGCACGGATGGCGGCGTCGGCGATCTGCTCGACCACAAAGGACGGGGTCGCGCGCTTGAAGCGATCCGGCATCTTGAGACCGAACAGCAGCGCATGCTCGATCATAGGCATGGCGCCTTCGAAGTCGCCGACATCGATGCGCCAGGCCATCAGGGTGGTGAAGACCTCGTCCAGCGGACCCGGCGCGACCTTGCCCGCCTTGATCACGCCGTCGATCCAGCCGCCATAGGTGGGCAGGAGCTCGGCCTTGAGTTCGATCTTGCGCTCGATGGACTGGATATCCTTGAGGCGACGCGAGTCCTCCTGCAGCTGCAGCATGACCTTGGCGGCCGCGCTTTCTAGCTCGCGCTGGTTGGCGCCGTTGTCATTGTCGCCCATGGCCTGCAGGTCGACGCCGCTGGCCGCCAGAACGCGACCGGCGCTGGCCGCGATCAGGAACAGCTTGCGCCGGGCCG